TTCCATCGCAATGCGTTCTTGCTCCATAGTTAAAATATCCGCTTGTCGCTTAGCATAGAGCTCCTCATTACGATCATCTCTTGCTGCCATCCATTTTATCATATCTGAATTATCGGGTGCTTGTATATTCATGCCACCTCCGCCAAATATTCCACTCATAGTATATCTCCTTATTACCTCGGTCTAAACTGACCGCCTATTTGTAGGGTAGGCATAGCTCGACCACCAAAACTAGCTCTGCGTCTACTGCTTCTTGGTGTATATCGTGGTCCGCCTGCCTCAAGCGGATTCGCTGCTCCTATAGTCTCGGAAGATCCATAGGTTGCGCCTAGTATCTTACTTCTTTGTTCTCCAGTAAACTTACGGCGAGTTTTCAACGCTTCAATCTTTTGTCCCTGAAGTAAGAAATCAGTTTCAGCCCTTTGTTTATCGTAAGCCTCAGTTTGTTTGGCTAATTGCTGCTGAAATAAGCTTTGCATTTCGTCTGCTTGTTTTTTGAATTGTTCTTTCATTCTTTTCTCAGCAGCTCTCATGTCTCTATTAAGTGTTGCTTGAGCCTTTTGTGTTTGAGTCTTACCTGTAAAATATCCAAGACCACGCTTAATCCTTCTCGTTATACTTGAAAAGAAACCAAACTCTTCAAGACCAGTAGCAGGGTTGATTGAGGCAGTGCCTCTACCCACCGTTAATCTTGCCATTTGATCTTGACCTATCATACCTTCGATTTTACCCTTAAGCTTTTGGGCTACTTCATGTGGAAGAACAACCTCTCCCGGTGTAAGGTGGGCTACGGTATTATCACCGCCTCGACCCATAGCCTTCAGTTGTTGTGGATTCATGCTCCCCCCTTTTCCTGTTCTTTAATAATTTTTTCCATACGATGAATAACATCTAGTTGTCCTGCTCTATAAATAGCCTGATCTAAATAGTCATCTCTACTCATATGTAATTTATACTCAAGTAGTGGTAGTTTTGCTTTTAGAAACTTTACTACTTGAGGCTCCAGCCTTGGTAAGTTCATCTAGTTTATCCTCAATAACGTCTAGTCGGTTAATCATATCCTTAACTAATAAGGTTATATCTGGTGGAGTAATCATTCCATTAATTCTAACTCGATTATAGATTGCCTTTAAGTATTCTTTCTGCATTTTATTCTCCTGTAATATCAACTAACTCGCACGATCCCCCGTGACATGCTAGCGAATGTGAACTAGTAGTAGTATCCTCAAGCTCATATAAACTAAGCTCTTGCCAGTCTATACTGTGAGGCATTTGGTTTACTAGTTCGGTATATTGTTCTTCTGTAATAGACTCGAATGGAGCCTGTTCATAAATATGATCTGTATGGGGTAAAAAAGAAATACCTGATACAGTATCCCAGTTATTATAAACCCATTGTCCTATATCTAAAAAGGTTTCATCGGTATAGTTTATAGTAACACTGGGCTTGTGGTCACACCAATCAGTTTGATACATTAACCATAACTTTAAGTGGTTCATAGGATTATAGGTTTCATATGTCACAGAACCTTCTGGTGCTTTGGCAGGGAATGAAAATATAGTAGTATCTTCTTTCTGTACACACTGCTCATAAGGAATACCTTTATCCTGCATAAATAAACATAAAGGATTTGTAGTATCAATTCGAACCCGCCTAATATAATAGGGTGCATACCTAGGATGAATTCCAGAAGATGTACCAGCAACACATGATGTAGTACCAGAAGGCTTACAACAAGTTACAGCAAGAGATGGGTTGATCCCCAATCTCTCTGCCCATTTAACATTAGTATCTCTAGCAACCTGCCTTAGTTCCTTTAGAATATCAGACAGATTATCATTAGCTTGATACATAAGAATATTATCATATATACCAGTAAAGGATACACCTAATAGTCGTTCCTCTTCGCAGTTACTTTTCCATTCTGATCCTAGATATGTAAATCTCGTACAAGCAGACTGAACAGTACCTAATATAGCCGCATCACGTACCTTTAAACGCAGCGTAGCTAGATTATCCCATGGCTTAATCACAACCTCGGTAAGATTACAGAACTGTTGGGGTCTTAAGATAATCTCACTACAGGGGTTAGTACCCCAATCACAAGACTCTCGACCAAGAGCCTTAGAAATTTTCTCCATTGCCTCACGATTACAGATGCCTCTCTCACCTGAGTGAGAGTCATACAGTGTAGTCCATTCTTCTAGAAACCTACCTAATGAGGGTTTAGAAGTATAGACAGCTGAGTTATTACTAAGAGCTCTATGTCCGCTGGTTTCCCACCACGGACCAGACTTGGCTAAAGCCATCTCTCTATCATTGAGATCAGAAAGAGAAATCAAAGCACTACGCCTAACTCCTCCCGATATAACAATCTCTCCAATCATACAGACAATATCGTGTACCTCAAGGGGAGTTAGTCTTCGACCTCCTGCATCATAGAATATTTTTATAATAAACTTAAACAATCTTTCTAGAGGCTCGGGTCCAGATGCCCGACCACCAAAGGTTTTCAATCTAGCACCCCGTGGTCTAACAAGAGATAAGTCCCAAGTTGGATGGAGTCCCCCGTATAGGGCTGACAATAGGTCATTCAACGCCTCAGCCCAGCCCCGTCGGGAATCTCCTACTTGTATCTCTACCTTATCATCCCTGATAATGCCAGGAACTAAGGGTAATTTTATAATTGATTGGGATTCACAAGAGAAACCTACTCCTGTTCCACAACATAAGATGTATAAGACATCTGAAAAGGCTCTAATTGAGTCTATTTCTAGGTAAGAACAGTTGTATAGGCACGTATCGTCTACCTCTGCCGCAGCTCCCGCAGTCATTAACGCTCTCATTGACGGGAAAACCTCTCGATCGATAGTCGATTTTCGTATAGCATCCCATTCGTCGCCTAATACTTCTGGAAATCTTTCTTCGAAGTAATTGTAATACCGATCTACGCATTCATCCCAGCTTTCTCTCCTCCCTAAATCTTCTTGCCATTTACAATAGCTTCTTGTGACTACAAACTCTTGAAATTGATCCATTCAAGACTCCTTATTCTCGTTATACCCAACTTTAGGGCACCATAATGTTATTTCTTTTGTTTCAAAATTATATTCTCCGTTTCTTAAGATACGAATACATCTCGCCATAGCTAGTGGATCTACTTTTCCAGACTTTGGCTGATACTTATCCTCTTCATATAGCTCTAGTATCTTCTCTTCCCATGTATCAATATCCCACTCATCAAGGAACTTAATAGCTGTCTTTGGACCGATACGCCATAGACCTGGGATACCATCAGTCGAATCACCAGACATCCACTGTAAATAGAAAGCTTTATCTGCCTCTTCTTCAGATATAAACCTTATATCCTTATCCTTATTAGGATTCCAGTGGTAGCCTGGAATACACTTGAGATCTTTATCTATAGTAACCCCTATGTAATCACCCCTAGATACATACACGCCTAGTATATCATCAGCCTCAATTCTAGGCTCAACTAAAGTAGTATATGCCTCTATTAAATATTCTCTACAGAAACCTAAGGAATCAGGAGAAGATTGAGAGTCTCTATTTTTCTTATAAGTAGCCCACTCTGCTCTTCTATAGTTCTTTCTTCTACTACAGGATAAAGCTAATGTTATCTCGTTTACCCCCTTAGGTGTCCAGTTTTTAATATCTTGATCCAGCCTACATTCAAGCTCATCGACTCCCTCTATATCTAAATAGCAAGCAGCCTTATAAGCAATTATATCTGCATCAAGTATCGCTTTCTTTGGTATCATCTTCATCCTCTTCCTCTTCCTCCTCTAATTTTAATTCATCTAAGAATAGGATATCTGCTAAACTTTCCATAACTTCTTGAAGAAGGGGAAAAAGATCTTCTTCAGTAGGCATAGTATGCTTAGGACAATTACATCCTTTATCACACTCTACTTCTAAGCCCGACCAGAGTTTATAGTTAGCGTTGATTAGTTTTTCTAAGTCTTCTTCGGAGCCTTCATTGGGAATTACATCAGTAAATATCCTTATCAAAGGATCATCACCTGTATTCAAAGACTCTGCCATTTCTTCTGACTTGTGTAATCTCCAGTCAGAATCTGCGTCAATTAGTTCTCTATCACCTGAGGTTATAAATAAAAGCGTGGCATCACTTAACTTACCATAAGCTAATTCATTTAAATATCTGCAATCATCACAGATAACAACTCTTTCCCAATATTTTTCTTCGTCTACTATAGCCATTGCTTCATCGGATTGAATCATTTCTACATGCTGATTCAGAAGTCTAATCCAAATATCAGGATCAATCTCTCGCTCACCCTCTCCAATTTCCTGACAATACTGTCTATATTTTTCAGAATTTTCTTCCTTGCTATAGCCTTTTGCTCTTGCATCTTCTTTTATGGGAGCCGCAAAGGAAAGCATTTGAGGGCATTGACCAGCCTCGAATATTTTCTTAGCTAATAACCTAGCCACCGTAGTCTTGCCTACCCTTCCCTTCCCACAAATTAATATCATTTGCATTTGTATTCCTTCCATGTTAAATTAATATAATTAGTTTTTGTTTTTAAATTAGCGAATAAATCCTTGGGTAATGGATAATCTTTAATCTTAAACCCACAGAATCTAGCCATTTGTGCAGCTAGTATACTACACGACCTTGGGTCTAAGCTTTTAAAGAGCCATCGCCCTATATAAAACCAGAAGCCCATTGATATACTATCCCCTATATAAGGAACAGCTATAAAGTCCATAAGCCTTTGTATATTATCAAATTCAGTTTCACCTAACACAACTATATTTGAAGGCGTTAGGAATTTTTCATGATAAAGATCTGCTGGTATAAACTTAGCACGGTGAGTTTTATCTGCCGCTACTATTAAAGACTTATCTTCATGAGACAGCATCAAACCACAGTGAAACATAGGATGTCCCTGACATAACTGAACCAACCTACCTCGCTTAGTATAAGGCTCACTATAAAATACTATGGCAATCTCTACTAATGACATTCAGACCAATTACTCCCAATAGAATACTTACCGTCTAAGGTCATAGTACACCCTAGTCTTTCTCCTGCTTCTTTAATCGCAGCACATCCTGCTATACCCAACCTTTCGGCTATATCTGGATGAGCTTCAAACTGCCATTCATCATGTACTGTAGCCATAAGACCCCACTGTCCTGTATAAGCTTTTAGTTTCTCAACAAGTAAACATAAAGCTA